CAACTACCAGTTTACAAATTAGTATGTACTAGATGGGAGTATAGTTCAGAAGAATTAAATACAGGCGTTGGTACAATTGATAGCGCTGAAGATCAATATAGTTTAGATCAACTAGCTCATCAATTTACTTTAGAGAATGAAGTTGGATCGTTAGTATTAGAGAATGATAGCGCAAGTGGTGATACTAATTATCTATTACTTGAAACTTACAACTTACAAACTCAATCAGCTTACGCTCAAAATAATGATTTAGATGCACAAGCTGGTTTTGATACATCATCAACAACAGATGACATATTAGATTTTACAGAACGTAATCCGTTCGGAGAGGTTGACTTTTAATGTTTGGAACATATTTTTATAATGAGAGTATGAGAAGAATGACCATAGGTTTTGGTCAGATATTCAATAACATACAAATCAAAAGAAAAGACAGTAACGGTAATATAACTCAATCAATTAGAGTACCACTAGCATATGCTCCTAAAGAAAAGTTTTTAGCTAGACTAGATGCACAACCTAATTTAGATGAGAGAGAATTTGCGATTACTTTACCTCGTATGAGTTTTGAGATTACAGGTATAACATATGACTCTAGTAGAAAATTAACAAGAGTACAAAAATTTAAACACGTTAAGACTGGTAAAGAGGGTAAAGTATTAAACTATAATTATGTTCCTGTACCTTATAATATATCTTATAATCTTTATTCTTTTACAGCGAGTGCTGAGGCTGGACTACAAATCATAGAACAAATATTACCTTTCTTTCAACCAGACTTTACTGTGACTGTAAATGCGATACCTGAGTTAGATATAAAAAGAGATATACCTATTGTTTTAAATAGTGTAAATTATGAAGACACTTATAGTGGTGACTTCTCACAAAGAAGAGCTGTTATATACACACTAGGGTTTACTGCGAAGACTTATCTATTTGGTCCTGCGTCAACTCAAAAAGTTATTAAAGAAACTCAATCAGATATTTACACAGACACAGATACAACTAATAAAGCAAGAGAAGAAAGAATTATAGTAGTTCCAAATCCTACGTCAGCTGACGCAGATGATGATTTTGGATTTACAACAACAATACAAAACTTTTCAGATGGTAAAAAGTATAGTACAACGACTGATTCAGACGAATAAATAGAGATATGGCAATAGATAAAATAGTTAGAAATATAGTAGAAGATGACGCTGTTACACAACCTAAGATAGCAGCAAGCGCAGTTGACAATACAAAATTAAATAAAACAGCAATTACAGGTCTTACTGAATTAACTAGTGTTGCTGACGGCGATCAGTTAATTATATCTGATACATCTGCTTCTGGAGCATTAAAAAAAGTCACAAAAGTCAGAACAACAAGTTTAGATTTTCCTACATATACAAGTATCTCACCAACATCTTCTCAAACAGCAGATGGTGGTAATATTACATTTACAATTACAGGTTCTGGTTTTACTGCTGGTACAAACGCTAGATTAATTAGTAATACAGGTGTTAAATTAAATTTTGATACTGTCACTAGAACAAATACAACAACCATATCGGGAACAATCGCTAGATCAAGTTTATTACTTGCTCAATCACCATATGATATACAAGTTATTAATGGTGAGGGTTTATCTGTAGTAGGTGCTAATCAAATAACTATTGATAATACTCCAGTCTTTGTGACAAGTGCTGGTACTTTAGGAACAGTCACTGAGGGTGATGCAGTTGATATAGAAGTAATTGCGAGAGATCCAGACTCTTCAAGTGCGGTAACTTTTGAATTACAATCAGGTAGTTTACCAGCGGGTTTATCTTTAGTAAATCAATCAGGTGATAGTTGTAGAATTACAGGAACTGCCTCTGCGGTTTCAGCAGATACAACTTCAAACTTTACATTGAGAGCATTTGATAGTGCCAGTAATACAGTAAGTAGAGCATTCTCAATAACAGTAAATGATTTCTCTATGAATAGTGCTAGATTTAATATTGCTAGTTCTGATAGTTTAACAAGAACATTAGGAACACCTACTAACGCAAAAATATTTACTATTAGTTTTTGGACAAAACTTATAGAAGACCCTGCTGGAAACGGACAAGAAATAATGGCTGGAGGAACTGATGGTTCAAATGAAACTTTTTTTAGATATAATAATCAGGAAAAAATACAATTTAGACATGACCATTCATCAGATACTAATTGGCATCTACAAACAACACAAAAATTTAGAGACCCATCAGCTTGGTACCATTTCGTAGCAGCCGTAGATACAACACAAGCAACAGCAAGTAATAGAGTAAAACTGTATGTGAATGGTTCTCAAATAACAGATTTAGCTACAGCAAATTATCCAGCACAAAATGAAGAAACTTTTTTAAATAAAAATGCGGCAGTATCAATCGGAAAACAAAACTATGGCTCACAACCAACGTTCGGAGGTTATCTTTCTGATTTTAATTTTATTGATGGTACTGCGCTCACACCTACTTCATTCGGAGAGACAGACGGTAATGGTGTTTGGGTGCCTATAAATCCTTCAGGTTTAACCTACGGAAATAATGGCTTTAGATTAGATTTTGCTGATGCATCAGATTTAGGTGATGACGAGTCAGGAAATGGAAATGATTTTACAGAAAATAATTTAACAAGTATTGATAAAGCTGAGGATTCTCCTCAGAATAACTATTGTACTTTAAATCCTTTGAATGCAACTCTAACTAATTCTACTTTAAGTGAAGGAAATTTACAATTTGCTGGCGGAAGACAAGATGTTAATTATGCTTACGTTTCAGGAACTATAGCACCATCTCAAGGTAAATGGTATTGGGAAGTTAAAGCAGTTGATAACGCAGAAATAGATCAAGTGGGTGTAGCTAAAATGGATTTAGCACAATTTTCAAATTTATCCAGCTCTGGTGGATTACAAGCAACGACATATGGTGGAAAAGCTGTTCAATTTTCAAATGGTAATAAAGCTGGAGATGGTTCTCAATCATCTTTTATGGGTGGATTTAGTGCAAACGATATAATGATGATTGCATTAGATTTAGATAATGGAAATATTTATTATGGTAGAAATGGACAATGGTCAAATGGCTCTGGGGGTGCAGATCAATCGTTTCCAGGTACGGCGGCATTTACAAATTTAACAGTAGGAGATGCTTATGTTCCAGCACATAATATGAGAAATTATGGTGGATCAAATGCTGGAGAAAGTGAATATAACTTCGGTAACCCACCATTCACAATCTCATCAAGTAATTCAGATGGAAATGGCTACGGCTCGTTTGAGTATGCTGTTCCTAGCGGATACTATGCGCTCAACACGAAAAATTTAGCACAATACGGATAGGATAAAACTATGGCATATACAAGCATAAACAAACCAGAAGATTATTTTAATACTAAACTTTATACAGGAACAGGAAGTTCACAATCTATAACAGGAGTTGGTTTTCAACCTGATTGGGTTTGGATTAAAAAAAGAAGTGCTACTGATGGTTCCAGAATGTTTGATGTTGTAAGAGGTGCATCTAAGGGTTTATTTACTGATACAAATGCTGAAGAAGTTACTGTTTCGTCAGAGCATACTTCATTTGATTCAGATGGATTTTCTCTAGGTTCTTCAGAAAATGTAAATGAATCATCAGGAACATTTGTAGCATGGAATTGGTTAGCTGGTGGCTCTGCATCATCAAACTCTAATGGAAGCATAACCTCAAGTGTTTCTGCTAACACTACTGCTGGATTTAGTATTGTGTCTTTTACAGGAAATGCCACAAGTGGTGCTACAGTTGGCCATGGACTAGGTTCTGTTCCAAAAATGATTATTGTGAAAAATAGAATTGATGCACAACCTTGGTGGGTTTATCACTCATCTATTGGTGCAGGTGGTCAGTTAAGATTAGAAGAATCAGATGCAAAAGGTTCAGATGGTGGAGTTTTATGGAATTCAACAGAACCAACATCATCGGTATTCACTCTTGGAGATAATGGTGGTGCAAACGGAAGTGGTGATGCTACAATTGCCTACTGCTTCGCAGAGAAAAAAGGTTACTCAAAATTTGGAAGCTTTGAGGGAAATGGAAATGCTGATGGGCCCTTTGTGTACCTAGGATTTCGGCCGGCTTTTATTGTGATAAAAAAATCAACTGGAGCAGAAGATTGGTCTATGTATGACACAGAAAGAAATGTAAATGGTACTTCAAATACTTTACCATTACTTGCTAATGATAGTGGTGCTGAAAGTGGTTTTACAGGAAAAAATATGGATATACTTTCTAATGGTGTAAAAATATTGACTTCAAATGGCGAATTAAATTTAGATAATGAGACTTATATCTACTGGGCGTTTGCTGAGCACCCTTTTGTATCTAGCACAGGAACACCGGTCACAGCGAGATAAATAGTATAAATAGTAAGAGAGAATTATGGCACTTAACAAAATAAAAACAGGTTCAATTACAGATGACGC